CGGCTGGCCGACCTCACCGCCACCGAGGCCGAGACCGGCTACACCGCCTGGCGTAGCGACATCCGCCACCTGAACAAGCTGCTGCGCGAGTACTTCGGCAAGCCCTACATGACCTACATCATGGGGCGGAAGGTGCCCAACGCCTTCCGGGTGCCCAAGGGCCACTACATCTACCGCAAGCGCCCCAAGACGCTGACGCTGTACGCGGAGTGGGCCGACGGTGTGAAGCTCTGATGGCCTACCACCGGGGCGGCCCCAAGTCCCGTGGCCTGGCCGGGGACTGGGTCCACGGCCGCTGGTACCCCGCGCTGGAGCTGCTGCCCGACCAGGAGCGCACCATGCCCCACACGGTGCCCGACGACTGGGTGAAGCACCACTTCCCGTGGTGCCGCTGCCAGCCCTGCCGGGTCAGATCCGCAGAACCTCCTCGGCGATGACCTGGTCCTCCACCGCCCCGCCTTCGAGGCGCTTGAAGATCAGGGCGATGGAGTTGAGGTCCTTGCCGAACAGCGCCTGCAGGATCATCGTCGCGGCGGTCTTGTCCAGCACGTCGGGGCTGTGCTCCCACACCGACTGCACCGTACCCACCCGCTGGTTCCACAGCCACATCACCCGGGTGTCCAGGCTGTGCCGGTGGGCCTCGGGGATCTGGCGGCGGTAGCGGCGCTCCCGCTCCACGAGCTCGCTCATGACTCCAGCGCTCCTGCGGTCAGGTCCACGAAGGTCACCTGCTGCTTCTTCGCCTGCGCCGGGTGGGTGCCGGGGCGGCGGGTGCCGACCAGCCGGTCGCTGATCATCTTCTGCGCCCGGGTGGCCCGCGCGTAGGAGCCGCGCACCCGGGCGTCGGGGGTGTTGGCGATCTCGAACAGGATGCGGCTGATCATCTCCCAGGTCGGCATGTCCGCCGCCTCGCCCTTGGGCTCGGGGTGGTTCGCCACGTACTGCAGCGCCTCCCTGATCCCCTTGTGCTTGGTCAGCACCGGCTGCTCGCTCACCAGACCCCACTCCAGTCCTCGACGTAGGAGCCGCTGCTACCCGCGGTGCCGACGACCTCGAGCTGGCCACCGAAGAAGTCGAGCTCGCGGGTGGCCTGCACGACGTAGCGCAGCGCGTCCATCATGTGGCTGTACTTGTCGTGCAGCGGCTTCTCGGTCCACTCCTGCATCTTGTTGTCGAACTCGTACTTGAAGTTCTCGAAGCACTCCAGCATCCAGTCGCAGTTGGTGGCGTGGACCAGGGTGTTGTACAGCTGCATCCGGGTGGCCTGGATGTCGGTGATCTCATCGCCCCACCGCGACCGGGCGCCGGGGAGCTTCCACACCGTGGAGGACTTCTTCAGCACCGAGACGTTGGGGAACTTCTGACGCACCATGTCGGCCGGGGTCTGACTGATCGCCACCCCGTGACTCTCCCCGTCCCAGGGCAGGATGATCCGGGCGACCTTGTTGAACCAGTGCTTCTCACGCAGGATGTCGACGTACTCGGGCAGCGCCCGCCCGTGGCCCTCCCCGCAGTCGTAGAGGAACAGCCGCCCGTTGAACCACTGGAAGGCTATCCAGCTGGTGGCGTCGGAGTGCTGCCCGGCCGAGCCGATGTCGAAGGCCACGTACACCGGGTGGGCGGGGTCGAGGTTGAAGTCGACCACCCGCTGGTCGCGCACCATCTGCAGGTAGGCCTCGCCGTAGACGGCCGCCGCGTCCATCTCCCCGAAGTCGACGTGGTACTCCTGGTTGAACATGCGGTCGTTGCCGAACCGCTTGAGGTAGGCGTCCTTGTCCTTCTCCAGCTGCGCCTCGGTGCGCACCGGGGGCAGCCCGGCGGCACGCATCTGGGCGTTGATGTCGTCGATCCCCCACACGATCTCCCCGTACTCGGGGTCGCCCTGCAGGGACTGCATCAGCTGGTACAGCGGGTTCGTCCGCTTCCCGCGCGGGGTGCTCACCACCATGAGGCGCTTGTCGTTGGTGGAGGTGAGGATCGGCATCAGCCGCGGGATCGGGTCCTCCTTGTAGAACAGCGCCAGCTCGGTGAAGGCGTAGTCCTGGAAGCTGGTGCCGACCCCGTTCTTGTCCTTGCCGGACTGGAAGTAGCCCTGGAACTTGAGCCGCGAGCCGTTGGAGAAGCGCCCCTCCATCACGGTGTTCTTCCAGTCGACGAGCTCGCCGGGCACGTTGTCCTGCAGCAGGTGCAGGTACTCCCCGGTCTCCTCGTCGCTGTAGGTCTTGTCCCACAGGATGTCCCGGATCATCGGGTTGTCCAGCGAGATGTAGGCCCCGGTGGTCTTCGGGATGCGCAGCCGCCGCTCCACCATCTCCATGCTCATCGCCACGTCCTTGCCCGCCTGGCGGGACAGGACGGCCACCCCGTACCTCTTGCGCTTCCACATCGCGTGCAGCGCCGCCTGGTAGGGGCGGGGCCGGTAGTGAACCGGGAAGTGCAGCTCGGCCACTACCGGCCCCTTTCCTGAGTCATCAGAACGAGAAGCCGTTCTGTCGGGCGAAGGCTTCCAGCAGACCGGCGGCGGAGTCGTCGATCCCGCCGCTGCTGCCCGCCTTGGAGGGGACCCCTGCCTGCGGGGCCCACTGGCCGGCGTCGTTGCGTGGCTGCTCGGCAGCCCGCTGCTGGGCCGGGGTCGGGGCCGCCGCCGCGGGCGGCGTGGAGGGCGCGGCGGCGGCCCGGCTCGTGGTCAGCTGCTCACGGATCTGGTTGATGATCGGCTGCACCGGCACGGAGTAGCCGATGAGCTTGTCGTTCGCGCGCAGCTCGTAGTCCTTGAGCATCGCGGTGGCCTTGTCCGCGAGCTCGCGGTCGAACTGCTTGGTGCCCGGGATGAGGTCGGGGTTGTTGCGGAACAGCTCGATGCTCTCGTGGACGGTCTGGAAGACGTCGGCCAGCTCGTCCTTCTTCGTCTCCGCCCGCGCCGCGACCTCCTCCACCAGCAGGTGCTTGACCGCCTCCTGCCACTCCTTGGCGTCGGCGGAGTCGCGCAGCACCTCCATCCCGTTGCCGGTCGGGGAGGGCACCTCCTTGCCGACGAGCAGTCGGGGGTGCTGGGAGATGTGCTCGAAGTACTTGGCGTGCTCCTCGCGCACCTCGGCCAGCGCGGCGTTCTTGAGCGCCTCGGCCTGGGTGGTCTCGAAGCTGGTGGCCAGGCGGCCCCAGTCGTCCTTCAGAGAGTCGGCGTCGAGATCCCCAGCGCCTGGTCCAGGTCCGGTGTGGAGGGTGTCGCCGGCGGGAGCACCCCCGCCGTCCGGTGCTGGCGGCTCTCCGCCATCTCCGTCATCCGGTGCGCCAGCATCGCCTCCCGGAGCTCCAGCTCCTTGATCCTCAGCTGGCTGCTGTCCAGGCTCATCAGGAGCAGCTGGAGCCTCTTCTCCTCCCTCGCCCGCTTCTTCGCTGAACGCGCCAGGCGCCAGGAAGTCCAGGACCTGCGCCATCTGAGCCGCAGGGTCAGCCCCCAGCGTGAGGGCTTCCTGCTCCGTGGCCTGCTCACTCACTCTGCTCCTCCTGCTCCCGGGCCGCGGCGATGGCGTCGGCGATCTCGTCCGACGGGAAGGTGATGCCGCGCGACTCCAGGTGCCCGGCGAAGCCGTTGCGGCCGAACAGGAAGGCGCGCACGTCCACCAGCGCGGCGAAGGTGATGTGGCTGTCCTCGTCCGTGGGCTTCCACTCCAGCTCGTGCTGGTCGAGGATGACGTTCCAGGCGATGACGAGGTTGCGGTAGAGCTCGAGGTTCTCCACCGCGTCGACCTCACCGATGTGGTCGGTGCAGCCGGGGTTCTCCTGGATGACGTCGTGCAGGACCTCACGCATCTCCAGCAGGAGCGCGTGGTAGCGGTCGTGGTAGGCCGGGGTCTCCTGCATCCGGATCTGCGGCCAGGCGGCGGTGATCTTGTGCGCCACGAACATCGGGACTTCCTGGTCCCTGATGGCCTCGATGTTGCTCAGGATCTCCGCCCACACCTTGAGCAGGCTGTACTCCGGGGCGGCCTGCGCCTCGGCGATGGCACCCTCGACGGTGGTCTCGTTCGTGTCCTCGTTCATTCGTGCAGTCCCTTCTCAGCCCGGAGCACGCGCTCGCGGTACTCGTTCTCGATGGTGCGCACCACGCTCTGGATGTCGTAGCACAGGTCGTTGGACACGTAGGTCCGCTTGATGGTCGACGGCACCAGGTCCTTGCCGCCGTAGTAGGCGTGCACGTCAGCCATGTTGAACCCGCGCGCCCCGTTGTAGGTGTGGATGCGGAACGGGAACTCGGGCGAGAGGTAGATGCCTGTCTGGTAGCTGGGCAGGGTCACCTTGATCTCGGCGGGCTTGGCCGACTTGGCGTCCCCGGCGACCTCGAAGGTCTCCACGTACTCCCCGACCTTGATCTGCTCCTCGCGCACCCCGGGGTCCATGTAGCGCAGCACCCGCCGCCCGCGAGGCTTGGGGTAGGCGGGCTTGGGCACCTCGATCTGCAGCCACTTGTTGCCGTACTCGTCGATCTTGATGACGTCGAGGTCGGTGTGGGTGTTCAGGGTGACCCCGGCGTGCTCGGCCGGGTCGAGCTTGTGGCTGGCCGGCATCGGCTTGGGTGCCCCGGTGCCGACCTTCCGCGCGGCGGCGGCCACCGGCTCGGCGGCCTTCTCCGCGCGGCGCTGCTCGGGGGAGACCATCTCGGCGAGCTTGGCCACCACCCCGGTGAGCTGGTCGAGCCTGGCGCCGAGCTCGGCGATGTCGCTGGGCTTGGCCTTCGGCACCCCCACCCCGAGGTCGGGGTCGGTGCCCTTCTTCTCGCAGAGGGCCTCCCAGGCCTCCCGCAGCTCGTCGGTGGTGTACTCGCGGTAGTGCCGGGCGAACTTGTACCCGGCGCGCTTGAGCGCCTGGTAGTACGCCGACTTGTCGCCTTGCGCCATGTGCCGATCCCTAACAGTAGGTAGGTTGTCCTGCCATAGCAGAGCGTACGCGGAGGCAGGTGACGATCAGCGCAGGCGGGTCAGCGTGTCGTGTCCACCGCCCCGGCCGGGATCCCGTTCGGGTAGGCACCCTGCCCGATCCCCTGCCCGCGGCCGTACTCGAAGGTCTCCACGCTGCCGTACTCGTAGCCCACGTTCACGCTCACCGGGGTGAAGCGGTACTGGACCAGGTTGATCCGCCCGTAGCTCGGCTCGTCCTCCACCGACTCGGCGTAGAACACCCACTCCATCAGGTCGCGCTTGATGAGCAGGTGGTCCTGCAGGTCCCACGGCAGGGGCCGGGCGGTCAGGTCCACCTCGCGCGGGTCGGAGAGCTCCTTGGACACGTCCACCACCCGCCCGTGCCGGTCCTGCCCACGGATGCCGTAGCGCATCTTGCCCATGAAGTTGCCGACCGTGATCGACGCCTGCTGCAGGTGCGCCCAGGCGTCGTGCGCCCGGTTCGCCCCCTGGGTGTTCGTCTCGATCCGCCAGGAGATAGGCCGGTGGTCGGTCTGCCCGGACACCGAGTGCTCGTCCTGCACCGCCAGCTCGTCCAGCACGAAGATCGAGTCGGGCCGCACGACCGCCATGTAGAGCTTGTTCCCCAGCTCGAGCTTGTGCAGCGAGTTCGCCTGGATCAGCCACCGGCTCCACGTGGGGGTGTCGGCGGCCACGTCCAGCACCCAGATCTCGTTCCCCATGCAGCCCTGCTCCAGGGCCTCCCCGTCGGGGTTGTGCACCACGTAGTAGATGCGGTTGTCCATCGCCGCCGAGACGATGTTCTGCTTGTT